TGTATTTATGTCAACAGAAAAAACTTTTGATTCACCAATATCAGGAAAGCCAGCTACGCTAATTGGTTGGGTTGAAAGTTCTGATATTAATAAAGCAAAAGAAATCGATAATATTCTTGCTTCATTTAAGAAGTCAAGATTACCGTTGCCTGAAACACAATTAGCAAAACAGGCAAACGTAGAAGGAGGTAATGACATGGAAAAACTTAATGTAGGCAAAGAAGCTGAAGTAGTTGCAGAAGCAACAGTTGAAGCTCCAGCTGAAGTTACTCCAGAAGTTGATGCAGTCGCAGAAGAAGCACCAGTTGCTGAAACTAACGATGAGTCAAATGTCAATCTTTTTGACAAATCATCAGATGTTGCAGATGCTGCAGCAGAAGATACCTCTGCCGATAACGTTGAAAAAGCAGCCGAAGCACAAGAGGTTGATGAACCTGATTTTGCAAAAATGTTAGGCGATCTTAAAGGCTTTTTCGCAGAAACTCTAACAAAAGCTACAGAAGCAAATGCTGCACAGGTCTCAGAGATTAAAACATCTGTAGAAGCTTTCAGCAAAAATGTTGACGCAAGAATTGAAGAGTTGGCAGAAAAGCACAGCGCACTTAGTGATGCTGTGGCAGAAATAAAGGGCACCATTGATGGTGTTCAAAAGCGTGTGGATGCTGTAGAAGGCGAAACCGCAATTAAGAAGTCCTCTGACCTTGGCGGGTCTGAGGTATTTACCAAATCAAAATCAAAATGGTCAGGAGCTTTCCTCGGTTCCGTAAATGAAATCTTTAACTAAAATAAGGTAGGTGAAATAAAAAAATGAGTAATGAATTATTAGAAAAGGCCGCAGCTGAGGGTGCAACAGTATCAACAGGTTTCGGTTCTTCAACAGGTGGTTCAGGCGTTCACACTGCTTCCGAAAACGGAAATGGTGGTCTCCTTAACCCAGAACAATCAGCTAGATTTCTAGACTACATGTTCGATGCTACCGTAATTGGTAAAGTTGCACGTACTGTCCGAATGAAGGCTGACACAACAGAAATTGATCGTATGTCTATTGGTGAGAAGCTTGTAAAGCTTGCATCAGAAGGCGAGAACACCGCTACAAACGAAGGCGTAACATTCTCAAAGATCTCTCTCACAACTAAGAAGCTTCGCATGGACTGGGAGCTTTCAACTGAGTCTCTAGAAGACAACATCGAAGGTGCAGATCTTGAAGATCACATCGCACGTATGATGGCTACACAGGCAGGTAATGACATCGAAGATGTTATCCTAAATGGTAACGAGTCACTAACAAGCGATCCTCTTTACAAGTCATTCGATGGTGCAGTTAAGAAAGCAAAGACCTACGGTCACGTAGTCGATGCAGCAGGTGCTGGAATTTCTCGTGCAGTATTTAACTCTGCACTTAAGGCACTTCCACGTAAGTACAAGCAGCGTCGTACAGACCTTCGCTTCCTTGCAGGATCAAACTTGATCCAGGATTACCTATACTCAACATCACAAAACATCCAGAATGTTAACCCACAGGATATTGCTTCAGGCATCATCCGTGGTGATGTTCCAGTTCTTGGTGGTCCAGCAGGCTATGTAGCTCCATACGCATTTGGTATTCCAATCGTAGAAGTTCCATTGCTTCCTGAAACACAGGCTGGTGACTATTCAGGTCACGCAGGTTCACACGGTGACGTCCACTTGACATTCCCAAATAACGTTGTTATTGGTATCAAGCGTGATGTAACTGTCTACCGCTTCTTCTGGCCTCGTAAGGACTCAATCGAGTACACAATGTATACTCGTGTTGGTGTTCAAATCGAGCAGGCAGACGCTTGGGTAGTTGTAAAGAACGTTAAGGTTGCTTCTTAATTAATTAAGAATTAAACTACCGAAAGGCCCCCAATTAATTTTGGGGGCTTTTCATTTTAATTTAACAATGCTATAATTAAAGGACCTAAACAAAGGAGAAAATAATATGTCATTTGACACATTAAAGGTAGCTGAATTAAAAGAAATTGCAACTGAATTTGCAGTAGATACTGAAAAACTAAAAAATAAAAAAGATGTAATTGCAGCCCTTGCAGAAGAAGGCGTTACATGGGAAGTGTACCAAAGCACACTTGAAGCAATTGAAAGAGATACAGAAGAAATTGAAATTCTTCCAAAATTTGATCCTAAAGCTTCTAGCGCAGAAGACTCAATCCTTGTAAGAATGACAAGACCAAACATGCGATATGATATCGCAGGACATACGTTTACAAAAGATCATCCTTTTGTTGCAATGTCTGAAGATGATGCTCAGAAAATTTTTGATACAGAGGAGGGTTTTCGTTTAGCGACACCAAAGGAAGTTCAAGACTTCTATAACTAAACGTTAACATAGGTTAATGGAAATATTAGTAGGCACAAACTCACCAATTAGGCACAGGGTATTTTGGAAGGGAGAAACTGCATATGCAGATTCACTTCCTGAAGTTCGCCTATATGATATTACAGTAGACCCAGATGAACACCCTACCGAAGTTTTAAGTTCTGGAACTGCAGAAGCTTCAGAAACTGACATTGGTGTTTATAATTTTTATCCAGACTTAAGTATTACTAATACTGCAAGAGAATTACTTGTAGAATGGTCATATGAAGTTGAAGGTTCTCCAGTTCTTAAATCGCATGAGGTTTATATAATTAAACCATATGTGGATATTGCTCAGGCTATTGACACGCTAGGATTTGGATCTGATTATAATGATCCCAATCATAAAACTTATGAAGAGCTTATGGAAGCAGAAAAATATGCACGTAAAGTTATTGAAACTCACACGCAGCAAAAATTCTATCTTTATGATGATTCAGAAGTTGTGTACGGAGCAGGCAATGACATTCTTCCTTTATCAAGTAAAATACACGAAATTTATTCAATTTACGTAAACGATGTTTTGCTACAAGATAAAATTAATAATGTTAATAATTGGGGTTTATCTACTCAAGTTGCAGAAAGCGGATACGGAATTAGAGTAAACCGTGCCAACATGCTTGATAATACAGTGTATACTGCTAATGGCATGATCCCACCAACAATCAATGACTACTCTGGAGTATTTAATAAAAACTCTAGATATAAAATTAACGGACGTTTTGGGTGGGAAGAAGTTCCAGATGAGATAGAGCTTGCTACCATTGAACTTATGAAAGACTATTTCTCAAAAGATAAAGCATGGAGAAATAAGTATATTAAGCAAATATCAACATTTGACTGGCAGTTCCAATTTGATTCCACTACATTCACAGGAACTGGTAATGCATATGTAGATAAGCTTTTAATCCCTTACGTCATAAATAAAATGGTATTAATATAAAATGAGTACTATTGTCAATTCTCTTTTAAACATGAGTTTAGATGTTTATGTGCAGGTTGATTCTCAAAACCCAGACACTGGAGCAATTAAAAAAGAATGGATCTATTCTAAAACAATTCCATGTACTGCAAAAGGCATTATTTCTAACTCATCAACTAGGGTATCAGACAATCAAACTATGGGCAATAGGTATGTAAATAAACAAACTATTGAAATAAGAACAGTTGATAAATTATCCCTAAGAGAAAAAATTACCAATATTAGAGATCAAAAAAATAATGTTATTTGGTCAGAATTAAATTATCCAAATGAAACTCCGACTGTTTTTGAGCTTGATGGATCTACACCAATAACAGACCCTTTTGGGTCGGTGCTAGGCTATAATTCATTAGCCCGCAGATCGGAGAATCAAGTAATTGGACTCTAGTACATTATTATTACAAACAGCAAGCGGACTTGAAAAACCAATGATGGGCGTTGGCCCAGGAGTTTTAAAAGATTCTTCAGTTGCTCAAATATCTGCTTTTTTATATTATCAAGCAAATGTTGTTGCTAAATTAACAACTAATCAAGCTTTTAAAAAACTTTTTAAAAAAACTATTTTTGATCAAATTGAAAAAGATTTTGGGGATTATATAGATGCCCAGGCAAGGGTAAAACCAAAATCATTGCATCACGTTTATGAATGGAATAAAACAGGACAAAAAGATTTTCGTTTATTTAAAGTAAATAAAATAGATTTAGATGGTCTTTCTTTTAGAGTAGGTTATGATTTTAAATTATCAAAGACCAGCGTTCCGTCAAGTAATAAAAAGAATAAATATATTTTTGCTAATAAAGCAGCGGTTATGGAAGCGGGGATGCCAATAATTATCAGACCAAAATCAGCAGAAAGACTTGTTTTTGAAATGAATGGAGAAACTGTTTTTATGCCAAAGGGAACTTCCGTAACAGTTAAAAGCCCAGGAGGCAGGGCCTCAAGTCATCAATTCCAATTAAGCTACGGCAGATATTTTGGCGGTAATTTAGTAAATAATTCTATTAAAAGCTCTAATGTGCATCAGCTCTTTGGAAGCAAAATGACGGCAGCACTCAGAACACCAGCGGGAATTAAAAAAGTGCAATATAGCTTTACTCCTGGTAAAATAAGAGCAGAAGCAGATATGCAGCTACAGAGACAATTTGGAGGTTCATTATGAGCGTAGATTATAAAATAGATGCTATATTTGAATTGCGTAAATTCCTGTGGCAAGAGCTATTAAACACAAAAATTTTTGATGAAGATGATTATTATAGCGATAATTTGGGATCAACTATTATTCCTATCATTCCAATTCAGCAAGCTCCAGAATTAAATCAATTTTTAAGTGGCAAAAAGCATATAGTGTATGACAAAATTGGAATGTCATACGAAGATATTTGGCTAATATGCAATGATAAGATTCTATTTACAGTGTATTCTACAGATGTTTCTGACATATATGAAATAAGAAATTTAATGACAGACCTTTTTAGAAGAATGGATGATTCGGCATGGGATATAAATAGATTTAAAGATCAAGCAAAGCTTAAATTCCATAGTATTA